AGGTGATCCATCAGAACAGCACGTCCTGATGGTTGATCGACCACTTCGTGAAGGCTTGCGTGTTGGCAAGGTCGGGGTTACGCCGTGCGGCATAGCTCACGGTCAGGACACTGAACTCGGGAGGCATACGTTCAGCGTAGGTACAGACCCGCTCGAAGTTGCCATCGGTAGATCGCTGTGCAATGGCACCGGACAGGGCGTACAACGTGGCAGGATCACGAGGTACGTCAGCCGTGGTGGGGTTCATCAGGATGGCATCGGGGTTGGGCAGCTTGCGCCAGATGCGGATGAACCCGGTGAACTCAGCCGCTGCACCCTCACCGACAGCACCCTTGAAGCACTCGAACTCAGCCTCGGGAGGCACAGTGCCCAGCACATCCGAGACACCCTCAACCCAAGAGCGAGGCGTAGGATTCTGGTCACGCTGAGGATCGAAGTCGTGCAGCAAGTTGGGACGGAAACGAAGGAACGATGTGACCTCGGGCTTGACACCGTTGTCAATCATCCACTTGGTCGAGTCGTCGAGGTGAGTCTCCAACTCCAGCACAGTCTCACGATTGCGAAGGTGAGTCAGCACCCGGTTGGCACCAGCCCTGTCGGACTGACGATTGCCAGTGGAGATGACTTGCCACCCATCAGGCAGGTACGTACCGTGCAGGTTCCGTGCTTGGCAGATGTTCGCCAAGACCTTCTGCAACTCAGCCGGGGCTTGGTTACGGTCGTCGAACAGCAGGATGCCCTGCTCGGGAGCCTCGCCCTTGACCGGGAACCAGTCAGGCAGCTTGTACTCCAGTGCCTTGTTCTCCTTGGGGAACAGGATACCGAAGTCCTCGACCAGCATGGTGGGCATGTGGCGTTCGACGATGGGGATGTCCAGTTCCTTGGCAACTTCGTGGACGATGGTCGTCTTGCCACCACCGGGAGCACCCTCGATGCAGACGGTACGCTGGATGGGGAACAGGGTCTTGAGGGTTTCTTTCAACAGTTCGGCTCGCATATCACACTCCTTTGTAAAGTTTATGGTCAGGGCCGTAGGACACTACGTGTTCGCCACCGAGGTGGTCACGCAACTTCTTGGCTTCTGGTTTGGATGGGAACGTCAGGATGCTGTGGTCGTCATCCCGAACGGGTTCCCCCCGCTTTCCACGTCGAACAATGAACAGACGCTTCATTTGCTTTCTCCTTTTTGGTTGATGATGAAACTAAACAGCGGGGCAGGCAGGTTGTCCGTCCAGCCGCGTGGATACACGTTGACGCTCCACTTATCGGCGTCAATGTCCTGTGCGTATTCACATCCCGTGAGGTTGATGTCGTACTCGTTCCAGACAACCCAGTCGTCTGCACCCCCAATATCCATGTCGACGTTACCGGAGTAGCACGCGAGGTAGCCCTCACAAAAAGCTTTCAGTTCTGCTTCTTTCATTTGCTTTCTCCTTTAGGCTGGGGAATGAATACACACTCGTACTGATGCCGCACCCCGTTGGCATCGACGTAGGTTTCGCCACAGCCAGCCATCCACTCGACGAGCAGAACAGCTAAAACGATAGCCACAACACACAGAAACCCCAATCTAAGAGCGTTTCGCACGTTTGGCCTCCGATGGTGGAACCCATCCCATGCTCTTGAACCGAGCTAGTACATCCGTAGCTGCCGCTGGAACATACTTCCACTTGGGGTCGAGCAGATTGGGTCGGGTTGGTTGGGTTTTTTTCTGGGTCACTCCCACGGTTCTCTCCTTTCTTGATAGTGCGCATTGAGCACCATGTGTACATCGTATGCGCCGCTGTTGCGACCCATGCCTTGTTGGTCTGCATACTTCCGAGCCTCAGCCTCTGAGTCAAAGAACCCGTAGACATGGGTCGGTGAGTTGGGGAAGTAGTCAATGATGACCCACTTGCCTGTTTCCTCATCGTTCGTGTTCATCTCACCAATCCTCCCTTGTTGTTGATCCCTTTGAGGTCTGCCATGTCAGTGCAGAGGAAGTAGTTGGACTTGTGCATCGGCACTACGGTACGCTTGACCTGACGTGCCAATATCTCTCCACAAGCCATGCAGGTAGGGCGAAGGGCTTTGGCCCTGTGCGGTTCCACTCGCACTGCATAGCAGTGGGTGCAGATGGGAAGATGGTAGTGGGTCATTCGTCTTCCTCCACTCCCGTAAAGTTGAGCTTCATGGCATGTATCCAGTAGTCGGCTTCGGTGCCACCGTGCCGATAGTTGCGGATGTATGCAGCCCTTGCTGCATTGGCTGCTTCCTTGTCGGTATGCACCGACAGCAGTGTCGGAGTGTCATCCCCGAGGGACTCCACCACCCAAACATGTGTCATCACAGTCATGCTTCCTCCACAGTTGGCGGGATCAGTTCTTCGTAAGGGTTGCCGTCGAACAGTTTGGCGAAGGGTTTCATCTCGACGCTGTTATCGTCCCGTTCGACAGCACAGATCACCATCACTGACTTGCCAGTGACAGCATCGGTACATTCCATGAGGCAGACATCCCCATGACGTACTGCTTTACACAGCGTCTCGAAGTTGGCGGTATAGGCGTCGTTGATCATTTCTTATCTCCTCTGCACTGAAACAGCAGGTGCGCCACAAATTCGTTGTGGATACGCTCGAACTCCGACTGGGCACGGAGTAGTTCCATCAGGTTGGACTCCATCGCTTCGACAAGCTGCGGTAACTCAGCTTCACGGTACTTGCGCATGAAGATACGCAGGGCTTCTTGATTGATCATGCTGCCTCCAGTTGAGTGCCAAGGATGCGTTCCTTGGCGATAGCCTTGAACCCCCCACGGTAGAGCCGCAGCATCCATGCCGTGGACAGCAGCACAGTGGGGCAGTGGGGATGGGTCTGTGACCGATGCTTGGAAGTCGTCACAGAGTGGCGATCCTCGTTCTCGTACCACGTCTCGTTGACATGGATGAACAAGGGCCAGTGGTTACCGTAGCTGAACACGGCATAGCCACTGTCCCCCGGATCACCGCTGGACGGGGTGACACAGAAGTAAGTGGCAAACAGGTTGTTGCCTTGGAATGGATGGATACGCTTGACGTACTGTCTGGCGTCACGGTTGGCTATCTTCATGGGTTCTCCGATAGAAACGGGGAGTGAATCGGCACTCCCCAAACCGCTTTACATGATGCTGAACGCCGACTCATCGTCGTCGTAGAACCACATCGTGTAGGAATAGATGCTTCCCTCACTGCTGAGGAACACACCGTGAACAGGCTCAGAGGAGGAGTCCTCCTCCAAACCAGCGGATTCCAGCGTCTCGAAACGCTGATCGTTCATGCTAATGATCATTTCATCAACACCCGTGCTTCAAAACCAGCGTCAACAAGCCGCTGTAAGAAAGCACAAGCAGCAGAGTCACGCTTGAACCAACGGAAGTACATCATGCTTCCATCAATCCACTTGACAATGAACCGATTCTGCTCGGCACGGCGCTTCCGAGGCGCTTTGTAAGGGGCAGTTGTAACTTTCATCGCTTTCGCTCCAGTGAAAAGTGCAGTGTGAGACGGCACACTGCAAACCGTTGTCATCAGGCCAGCTTGGTCACAGTCACCTTGACAGTACCCGGAGCCTTGCGCTCTGGAAGCAGAGCGATGTAAGGCTTGCCGTAACGGTCTGTCATCAGGACAGGAGTGTCGCCATTGGCTTCGGGCTTGAACACTCGGACTTCCAACTTGTGTTTCTTGCCCAATGCAAGCATTGTTTTGTAAAGTTCACTCACATTTTCGTGAGTGAAGTTGCCACTGTCATCAGGCTTTACAACAAGCTGCTGCTTGCTGTTGCTGTACACAGAAACTTTACCTTGATAAATCTTTGCCATGATAGGCTCCTTAAAAGGTTGGTTAACAGGGATTACAAGGGGCTTCGCGGCCCAGAACCAGTCTCGCCCAGGTCGGCCCCGGCGTCAAGTGCCGACCTGTTTTCCAAGAACAGCGTCAAGTTGTAAGGTTCTTTAAGCGATGGATCGCGTTTGATCTAACTTTACGGGGTACATGATCTATAAAAATCTGTCAAGTTAGATCGTGAATAGATCGTGCAAGTTGTTGATTCTAAAGGATATTGCACTGCACAATCTAGATGATCTACGTTTTTTGAAGTAATGTCCCACATTTTTAAGAGGCGCAGAGTGATGTAAAGCAGAAATTTCAACTCAATTACGGGAGTGCATCTGAAAAACATAGATTTTCTATATCAACTATATCGTCTTTGTGGATAACTCATGTGGCATATCTTCGCAAGTGGTTGATTTCATTGGGTTTTTTCAGTACTTTACATGTAAAGTGTGTCAAGTTACACGATCTAAATTTGAAAATTCGTGTCAGTTTAGGCGTAGATCGCGTAGATCAAGCCCGTTTAGCCATGAAACTTTACACAATCACTTGAAATGCGCGGTGTAAAGCGGCGCTAAAGTGCGAGCCGTGACCCCCCGACGTATAGTCCTACGTAGTAGGAACAGAAAGGAGGCATCGACCCCCCTCATAACGCCACTCCACGCCCACGCAAGGTAAAAAGAAAGGCCGCTTGCGCGGCCCTTGGGTTAGAACAGTGCCATTGCCAGCCACAGGATCAGCCACAACAGCGGGCCAACCCATAGAACATGCAGCAGCTTGTGGTCATCGTTCGCTGACTCGTTCAGTTCACGCCAGCCTTGTGAGTACTTGTTCATGGTTCACTCCAGTTCAGGGAAGAAAATCCCTGCCCGGATCGCTCCGGGCAGGGGGGCAAGGCTCTTACGCCAGTTTCGTTACAGCACCGCGTTTCACCGCGTTCTCGCTGCGTTTCGGCAGGAGAGCGATGTACGGGTTACCGTACCGATTCGCCAGAAGGACAGGTTCCGTGCCGCCTTCCACCATGAAAAGCGAGTACTTGTTGATACTCGCCTTGAGCTTCTTCGCAAGCTGCTGCATCGTGCTGTAGCACTCTGCCGCGTTGCCAGCGTTGAACTTGCCCTCGGGATCACGCTTCAGCGCGATCTCGCCCTTGGTGTTCTTGACTATCGAAACACCGCCTTCAAAAGTTTTTGCACTCATGGCAAAACCTCCAGTGGCGACCTAGTTGTAAAAGAGCAGGTGAGTAGGTCATCTTCACCTACCCGTCGACGACTGCGCCGTCGACAAATCCAGACTCCCACAGCTTGACATTGGTGTCAAGTGTCAGGGTTCCCGAGGGAGAAAATGACCCTTGCCGCAGTAGGGTCTTTCGTTGGGCGAGCGGGCGCTGGGCAGGCATGAGCGGGCAGGCAGGGGGGTACATGGACTGGCGAAAGCAAGCCCCCCCGGTGTTGTAGGGAACCTCATAAACCAAGACCCAAAAATAGGACGTGTAAAGTTACAATACCTCACTCTTGACACTTCCGTCATTCCACGCCTATATTCCCCAGCATGGATAACCTGCCCCTACACCACACCAAGTGGAACGACCGCCTCGCCTTTGACGTGGCCCTGACTCTTGAGGGCAGTGGCGAGACGCTCCAAGAGATCATGGGGCGGCACAACATCACCGCCAACGACATCCTCGTCTTCAACGCCGACCCCATCTTCTTGAAGAAGGTGGAGCACTACCGCAACGAAGTCCGCGATAAAGGGCTGACGTTCAAACTCAAAGCTCGCGCACAGGCTGAAGAACTCCTGACAACTTCGTGGCTGTTGATACACGACCCCGCCGTATCCCCCGCAGTTAAGGCCGACCTGATCAAGTCCACGGTGAAGTGGGCAGGACTGGAGCCGAAGGACTCAGCCCCCGGCGACGGTGGCACTGGGGGTGTGAAGATCACCATCAACCTCGGGCCTGACCCCCGAGACTCTCGCACCATTGAAGCGACCACCATCGAGGCTGAGGATGCAACTGCCATCGAAACTTGAAGACCTGTTCACGCAAACCTACGAGGGGTTCAAAGCCGTGAAGCTGCGTAGCGCCTCCGAGGCCATCGTGCTGGAGAACGAACTCAACCGGCAGCGTATGTCCTACCAGACTAAGATCACGCGCAGTAAAAAGCGCGGGCGTGAGTTCATCATCCTACTCGTTGGATCGCCCAGTGCCGCTTGACATCAACTACACCCCACCGCTCACGGGCAAGAAGTTCATGGCCTCGGATGCCAAGATGCGCGTCCTCATGGGGCCGGTGGGTAGCGGCAAGAGTGTGACCTGCTCCTTCGAGGTGGTGCGCCGTGCGTCCATGCAAAAGCCCAACGCCAACGGCGTGCGCAAAACACGGGCAGCTATCGTGCGGGAAACGGCGCGGCAGTTGCAGGACACCACCATCAAGACGTTCCTCGACTGGTTCCCGCCCGGACAGTGTGGCGAGTACATGCGCACCACCAAGACCTACTTCTTCAAGGTAGGCGACGTGGAGTGCGAGATCATGTTCCGGGCGCTGGACGACGCTGACGACGTTGCTAACCTGAACTCGCTGGAGTTGACGTTTGCGTGGTTCAACGAGTGCCGCGACATCCATCCAGACATTGTGGACGCTATGTCAAAGCGCGTGGGGCGCTTTCCATCCGCCAAGGATGGAGGCCCGACGTGGCACGGCATGTGGGGTGATACCAACCCGCCGACGATGGATACGTGGTGGTACTACCAGATGGAGGGGCTGGATGCTAAGGATGGCGTCTCGCCCAACAACAACGGCTGGGCGGTATTCAAGCAGCCGTCTGGCCGTAGCCCCCACGCAGAGAACGTCGAGAATCTGCCGGAGGGGTACTATGACACGCAAGGTCGCTCCGAGGAATACGTTCGCGTTTACATCGATGGCGAGTATGGCCTGTCCTCGGCTGGTATGCCGGTGTACAAGTATTTCCGGCCAGACTACCATATGGCTTCAACGCGACTTCGCCCGATCATCAATGGGGTTCGACCCGTTGTCGTTGGGATGGACTTGGGCCTCACCCCAGCGGCTGTCATCGGGCAGCAAGACCCCAGAGGACGTGCGCTGATACTTGACGAAGCTGTCTCGTTTGACATGGGCATCCAACGGTTTGTCCGCACTGTCCTCAAGCCCCTGCTGTATGAGCGGTTCCCCGGTGCGCCAGTGTTGGTGGTGACCGACCCGGCTGGTATCCAGCGGGCGCAGACCGACGAGCGCAGCGCGGTGGACATCATCAAGGCCGAGGGGATGCGGGTCATCCCGGCCAAGACCAACAACGTGTCGGCCCGCATCAACGCGGTGGATGAATACCTCATGCGGCAGGTGGATGGCGACCCCGGCTTCCTCGTTGACCCCCGCTGCACCCAACTCAAAGCGGCCATGATGGGGGGCTATAGATACAAACCCCGAGGCGATGGCGACATCGACAAGAACAAACACTCGCACGTTGCCGAGGCGCTACAGTACCTGATGCTGCACATCGCTTCTGCGGGGGAGGGGCACTATATGCCACAGCGTCGTGAGGTCAAGGTTGTTGCTGCTGCCGGATGGACGTGATACATTGTCGTCACTGCTCCTTCAGCAGTTGTCACCTCTCCTCCCTTCAACTCCAGTTGGGATTTAGCCCCCGTGAGTATTTCCGGGGGCTTTCTTTTTGCTTGACACCCTGTATACTTGTTGGTAGAACCCTGCCGTAAGGAGGCGACATGGCTACCAAATCATTCACGATCTTCTCAACAAATCCCAAGATGGATACGTCTGGGGTGCGGGCGAAGATGCCTCAAATGGGTTACGACATGCGCTCGCTTCCTCCCAAGGAAGTGACTGGCGGCAAGTTGTTTATGAAAGCTCTGCGCGAGGAAGATGACCTCAACAAAACGCAGACCATCACCAACATT